CTCTGGCTCTGGCTCTGGCTCTGGCTCTGGCTCTGGCTCTGGCTCTGGCTCTGGCTCTGGCTCTGGCTCTGGCTCTGGCTCTGGCTCTGGCTCTGGCTCTGGCTCTGGCTCTGGCTCTGGCTCTGGCTCTGGCAGAGCAGCAATATTCTTTTCAAACAGTTCTGCATAGCCTTTTTTAATCAGCTCACGGCCATGCTGCTCGGTGGTCTCGATGGTGTTGCCTTCGGCAACGACCGTGCCGCCGAAGTAGTTCGGTTTAATCAGGGTCAGTTTCATGTGCATCTCCCGTGCAGGCGGCCCGCAGGCCGCCAGTTAACGATCAGGCTGCTGCCGGAGCAGTAAAGGTGCCGTAAATGAATGCTTCAGGGCGTTTAACAGCCAGCGCCAGACGCTCTTCGCAGCGAATCGAGATCATATTTTTCTCGAAGTCGTCGGTGTTCTCTGTGGAGATAACCACGTTGGCATCTTCACGGTCGAACAGCTGAGCGGCTGCGTTGAAAGCGCCGGTCAGGAACTTACCCTGGAAGGCGGCGGTTTCGGTGGCAACAACAGGCAGGCCCCAGAGGGTCGGGCCGGTCAGCGCCGAAGGGTTAGCCAGGATGTAGCGGCCCAGGGTGTCTTTGGTCAGCTCAATCTTTGCCCAGTCGATAAAGTGCAGAACATGACCGGACGCCGGGAAACGAGCCAGCTGAGCCTGAAGCATTGCCAGACGCAGATCGTCAATGCCGTTCTGTTGCTCAACACTGAACGCCGCAGCGAAAGCTGATGCCTGAGGCACGATACCTTTCAGATGCGCACCGGTACCGTCTCCGAACAGGATTTCTTGCTCTTCGACATACTTCAGGCCGTAGCGCATTTCGGCGTCAACGGTCGACTGCAACTGAGCGAAGTCATCAAGAATCTGTTTTGATGCTTTGAACATGTGCGCAATGGTTGTAACTGGCGTGATCTGTGTTGCAAACTCAATATCGCTGTACGGTTTTGCCGTCCCTTCAGATACGACTTTCGCCGCATTGGTAAAACCGGTCTGCTGTACCCAGAAGATTGCAGGCGCACTGGTGCGGCCCGGCGCGATCAGGTCACGAATGAACAGGCGCTGTTTTGGCAGTGCGTCAATGCCCGGCAGGCGCTGTGGCTCTACCACGCCATCCGCTACGCCAGTGGAAAGCAGAGCGGCATTAACCGGCACGCTGACACGCTTGCCTCCCTCAACACTGGCGGCAAAAGCTTTCAGGGCCTCAGAGCTGATAACGGTATGGCCAACAGACTCGATAACCTTTTTAGCGTTACTGAGGGGCATCTGAGCAACGTGCTGCTCCAGTTCACCCAACGAGGCTTTCAACGTTTTGTTTGCTTCATTCAGTGCGTTGAACTCAGTCGCGATCTTATCTACCGCGTCCTTGGTCTGCGCTGAAAGCTGACCGGAGTTTTTTGCCTCTTTCAGCGCGTCCTCAGCTTTCTGACTGAAGGTGCCGGACACCTCTTCCAGCTTCGCGGATACTTTTTTCAGTAACTCATTTACATCTGACATGGTGATTCCTTATTTGCCGAACGCGGCCAGCGCGTTTTGAAGTTGTGCAATATTTTCAGGGTTTATTTCGTCGGTAGCGCCCGGCATACCTTCTGGGGTGGCAGCAGCGCCTGGCTTGCTGCCGGTTAAAGCTTTGAGAAGTTTTCGACGTTCAGAGCGCGGCGTGTCGGTTTTTGCCAGTAGCGCGTCAAGCTTGCGAAGGGCCGTTGCCGGGCTGTCATCGTCATCAGAGATTTCATCAGCTGACAGCAGGCGATCGGCAAATCCTTTTTCAACAGCATCGCTGCCGCCGATATAGGTTTCTGCATTCATCATTGCGTCGATGGTCACCGCATCCAGTCCGGTGCGCGCGCCGTAGATATCGTTCATGGCTTTGTCGAAAGGCTCCATATCCGTCGCAATTTGTGCCAGATCGTGACGGTTTCCCATCGCGTAAACCCAGCAGTTATGGATCATTAGGAAAGCGCCGCGACCGATCTGCACTTCATCACCGGCCATTGCGATGACTGAAGCAGCTGACGCAGCCAGACCGAGCACCTTCACGGTGACTTTCCCTTGGTACTCGCGCAGCAGGTTATAAATCGCCAGACCTTCAAACATATCGCCGCCAGGCGAATTAATATTTACGGTTACATCAGCGCCACCAATAGAACGCAGTGCGGCGGCGATGCGGCTGGCGGTTACGCCTTCGCCGTACCAGTCAGCGCCAATCACGTCGAACACAGAGATACTGTTCGCATCACTCTTTGCGGCTTTAATACCGCCGTTCCAGCGCTCCATTGCGGAAGACGGCAAATCGCGTTTTTCGCGCGCAAAAGGCCGCCCCTCCGGCGCTGCCGGAAGACTCTTTACTGTCATTGGGGTTGCTCCTAAGCCGCCTGCTTCAGCGGGGATTGTTCGAAAGGAATATCCGGGAAAACATAGTTGTGGATCTTAAGCAGGTTAGCGGCCTGAGCGGCCTGGCTGTTTTGCTTCAAATCTTCCAGAGGCGTCAGGTTCAGCTGAACCGTGTAGATATCACCACCTTCAATCGGCGGCAGATTTTCCAGACGGCGTACATCGTTGCGCGACATCCAGCCATTCTGCAATGCAGTGGTGTAGTAAGCAGAGCGCCCGGCACTGTCAGCGCGCAGAAGGCCTTCGACAGAGAATTCAGCAAACAGGTCTTCATCACCATTTAACAGACAGCGGGCAATCTCCTGCTCAATGTTAACCAGCAGAGGGCGGAGCGTATTGGTCAGAAACAGAAGGTTCATCCCCTCAACGCTTGAGGCCCAGCTGCTTTGTTTATCAATGTGACCCACCATAAAAGGCGGCACACGAAACCAGCGGCATATTTCCTCAATACTGAATGAACGGGACTGAAGCATCTGCGCCGCTTCAGGATTCATCGTGATGTTCTGATAGGTTAAATCCGCCTCCAGCACCATAGACTTACCGGCGTTCTTTGAACCAGCGAAAGCTGTGAGGTTTTTACGCAGGCGCTCACGCTGCTCTTTGGTCAGTACATTTTTGGAAGCGAAGTAACCCGAACTCTGCAAGCCGTTTTCAAATATCTTTGCTGCTGACTCTTCGACTGCCATTGCTGCGCCGAACACATCGCGACCAACGCTCATCGGCATCATTCCGCACACGCCATCAAGGCCAAAGCCGCGAATGTGCATCATGTTCCTAACCGGGATAACACGCTTCACGCCCTTCTCGGTAAAGGTATATTCCAGTTCGCCACTGTCCAGGCGCTTAACCACCATGCACTGCGGAAGAAGCGGAACCAGCGAAACCAGCTTATTGCCGATCATCTTCTTTTCGACGAAAGCATTACCACGCAGACACACACTGGCCACGACCATCAGCATGAATCGCGAAGGCGTCATTTCAGTGTTTGGACGGCGGCAGAGAAGCTGATACGCCGGATGATTTTGTGCCAGCTTGCGGGAGCCGTCTGGTTCCCGCTGATAGACTTTCATCGGCAGCGTGGATACGGATTCGCTCAGCAGCCGCACGCAGGCCCAGACAGCGGAAAGTGCGATTGCTTTATCAGCGGTAACCACCTTGCCGCTGCTGCTGGTACCGAACCACTCCTGAAAAAAATCGCCGTTAGTCAAGCTTATCGGAACGCCCAGCCAGTTAAGCAATGTGCTTTTTACCCGGCCAGGCTGTTTTTTTTCCTTCATCAGATACCTACCATGATCGGGTCATCAAAAAAGTCATCAGGATCGCCAGTTTCCACCAGCACGGCATCTTCCGCCGCGCCGATAGCCATAGCAGAAGCCACCACGCCATCAATGCGGCCGGTGCTTTTCTTTTTGGCAAATATGCGGTTGTCCTTCTGGTCAGCGTCAAGCACTGCAAAGGCAGCATTCCAGCGCAGGCAGGGATTAGGACGTATGACAAGCACACGGTTGTTTAGGTGCTCTTCAAAAAGCTCAATTGACCGAGGCATCCAAAGCCCGGACTCCTGCGCCTTATAAAAGCCCTGACCATGCGGAACAAGGTCAACGCTTACTGACTCACTTTCGAGTTCGGGCTCCAGATACTTGATGCGGTACTGGTCAAACGCGATGCACTTAATATCGTATCTGGCCGCCAGCTCACCGATGCGCACCGCCACGAAACCGTAGTTGACCGCTTTACCCGGCGGCGCATGAATAAATCCGTTACGCAGCCAGGCATCATAGGGAACGTGGTCAGTTTTAGCGCGCTCAAGCAGCGAGTCTTTTGGCGTCCAGAATTCAACCAGAAGCTTTTTGGATTTCGGAAAGTAAAGCGCCAGTGCGGTCAGGTCACGCGAGCCGGACAGGTCCAGCCCGCCATAGCACTCTTCGCCCGCCAAATCTTCGGGATCAAAGTCCTGTTCGCAGTTCATCCAGGTGTCGCTGTCAATCCATGGATCGGATGCCTCAACCCACTGGCAAAAATTCAGACGCCGCACAATACTTTCTTTCGAAGGCATGCCGCGCGCCTGCGTCACCTGCTCCCGCAGATACTTATCAGTAAACGTCTGACCCAGAGATGGGTTAGCTTTGCCCCAGCAGGTTTCATCCTTAAACGGGTCGTCGCCCTCATCCAGCGAGCAGATGAAGCTGAAAAAGCTGTCATCCACCAGATCACCGGCGGAAACCTTGCGCCCGTATTCGTGATATTCAAAACAGACGCTGGTTTTATCGTGGCCGCTGTTGGTTATCAGGAACATCAGTGCCTGACGACGGCCCTTAGTTCCGGCGCGCATCATCTCAACAACGGCATTTGTTTTATGCTCATGCACTTCGTCAATCAGTGCGCCATGCGGTCGCGGGCCTGACTGACCATCATCGGAGCTGATCGGCTTAAAGAAGGAGCCTGTCTGCAGAAACGCCAGGTTCCACACGTTCAGGCCGGTGCCGGACTTGGTGATGCGCTGTGCGAGCGCGGGCGACTGATCTACCATCGTCACCGCATCACGAAACAGGATCATCGCCTGGTCTTTTTTAGTGGCCGCTGCGTAAACCTCGGCGCGCGGCTCTTTATCCGCCATGAGCAGATAAAGACCAACACCGCCAGCCAGTGGTGACTTCCCTGAACCTTTGCCGGACTCGATGTAACTCATGCGAAAGCGGCGCGTTCCGTCATCCGCCTTCCAGCCGAACAGCGAGCCAACGATGAAACATTGCCACGGGAGCAAGATGAAGGGCTTTCCCTCATGCTCACCGCCGTTTAGCTTCAGAACTTTTGCGAAGAATTCAACGACGCGTGTAACTGCTTCAACGTCCCAGAACAGGCCACGTTCCGGCCCCTTTTCCAAATCCCGGAGGTGGCGGGCGCATGCGGCGCGGATGTCTGGTCCGGCAATAACCGCCCCGCTGGTAACGTCCATCGCATACTGCGTTGCAGGGTCAACCGAAGAACTGGTTGAGCGGGTCTTCTTCTTTTTCTCCACCATTCACATTCACCTTTGACCGGGCAGCCGGTGTAAGGCCGAACTCCACCAGGTAACTTTTGAAACGGCGATCGGTATCAGCCAGCATGGCTACAGCCGGATTCGCTTTAATTAAAAAATCACCCATCTGGGTTTTAGTCGTATAGGTGCGCCCCTCGATATCCACTATCTGGCGCAGCTGTAAAATTTCCGCATATAAATCGCAGAGACGTTCAAGCGCCAGGGTATCCGCTACCGTAAGCACTCCCATGCCGTCAAGAAGCACGGTGAGTTTGCCCCAGGCCGTTTTACCCCAGTCAGTAAGATGCGATGGTGGGCTTGGAATTTCGCGGGCGGGCTTGGGCTCGTTCTGATTAAGCGCACGCTTACCCGGATTGCCGGTTACAACTTTCAGATGGGTTGGTTTTGGTCGTCTTCCGGCCATATCCAACCTCCAGAAAAAATCTTTTCATTTCGCGGTTGTGCGTAAAAAGGGGGGCGGGCGGTCAGGAGGTCGCCCTCCCCTGAAGTCTGCGCCCACCCTCCCAGATGGAGATGATAATCAATATCATTTGGTGACACCCCCTCAAACTAGATGCAAATGATATTCATTCGCGCTTAAGCCAATGGGATGACGGGTCCAGGGGTAGGCCATCCTCATCGCAGCCGATGACGTGACCACGCTTCTCTTCGCGCTGCTTGGTCGAGTCGTGGTGCTGTTTACAGAGGGGTTGCCAGTTGAACTTGTCCCAGAAAAGTTTCTGAGACTTCGCGATCTCATCCTGCTTGCCGCCGTTGATTGCTTCTTTCAGTCTGTGCGGCTTGATGTGGTCAACTACCGCAGCCGCCACAGCTCTGCCCTGCCGGTGGCACATGACACATAAAGGATGTGACTTCAGAAAAGATAGTCTGGCTTTTTCCCAGCGACTGTTATAGATGCGTTGCTCGGACATCAGGGTTTCCTGCTAGCTGGAAGAATATAATCCTCGGAATTGGTGAGACCACCAGCCGATGATTCATTGTGTTTATGCTAAACATTGAACTCAGGGAATGCAGTATTTAGCACAAAATAAAAGCCGCCCGTAGGCGGCTTGAACCAATCTGATTTGTAGGATCAATAATATCGATTATCAATAATTTGCATGGAATTATATAACCCAACAAAGATTTCCATTATGTAGGATTGGATACTCCCACCATGTGCCCATCTATCTCTTCAAGTTTTATTCTTAAAAACCCACCATTGAAAGATGTGAAACTGCCATTACCAACTAGCATACGGACATCGCTAAGATGCAAAAAGTTAATTTCTTGATCTTTTTCAGTCTCATAGTCAGTGGGTGATGCATCGAACTTTTTCCAGAAAAATTCTGAAATAGCCACTGCGTTTGATTCTCTTGGCCCGAAAGAGCTGCCCACGCCGGAGTAATAACTCTTTGCAGAAATAAGATTCCCTGTGAGTACTGCACCTTTACTTAGTAAGGTAACCCCTAGTGAAAAGTTAGCAAAGCTAGCTATTTCAGCAAAAAAAACAAGGTCATTATCAACAATTTTTCGCGCAAGAAGCTCTTCTGGCATAGTCATTTGGGTCACGTCTATCTCTCCACTTGAGTTAAGCTCGACCCTAAGATATAGCTAGGATTAATCCTAGTGAAGCAAAATTTATGATTCATCATCAGACGCACTCATAAATGCGATTCGTGCCGCAAAAAAACCGCCCGAAGGCGGTTGGTTTACTTTTGCGGCATCGGTTGCCATCTAAGCACTTCAAAGTGATCTCGGTCGGTAATCCCCACAAATCCAAATTTGCAATGTGATACTTTACCGAACCCATCGTATTGAGCTATGGCGATACCTTTATCGGTGTCTACGATAATCATCTCATTACGTGGCGGCTCTTCATCTTTAATGTCAATCCAGTTCATTTTGTATACCTCTTTGAAGTAAAGATAAGACAATATCAACAGCGATACAAATAATCTAATCTGTATCAGAGGAATGAAAATGAGTTTCTATTATTAATTATGCATAAAAAGTAAGGCTCGCAGATGTGCCATGTGATGCCTTAAAAAATCTTCCGGAGTAGGTCACTCAACTGGATCAATCATCAGGCCTTCAATCCGGTTAAGAAAATCTTTCTCTGGTTTTATTAGAAACGTTTTACCTGTAGATAAGGAGATGTAGCAGCGAAGCTTTCTTACCGAACCCTTAACCTCTTTAAGGTCCCTTGCAAAATTTATGATTCGCTTATCATCCTCATTTTTTATCCAAAAAAATGCCTGTTCACCATACTCTATCCGTTTAGGGACATCGTGGGAGTTTACATCTCCAAAATTTTGGTAAAACTGCTTTGATCCACCTGTTTTCCAGCCTATAGAAACAATTGTTATGGGAACTGTTGATTTGTTAACTATTTTTATAGCAATACCTTCTTCCTTGATTGGCATCCCTTGCGAATTTTGCCCAAAAATAGTTCTCTCACCAATCTCCCATCCTATGTGGGGTTTGGGTTTTCTATTTGCGATGTGGAGCGACATCAAAACAGCTAAAAAAGTGGCTATTCCTGAAACCCAAGACCCAATCATTGACCAAAAAGCTATATCGTCTGCTTTCATAAATATCCCTGTCCTCCGTTGAAGAAAGACAGATTAATTCTTTATAGCTACCACCAGCAATGAAAAAAGGCAAACAGGTACACGAAAAAATCAAAAGTAATGATATACATGGCTACCTTAAGCACTGCTCAGTAATGTACTCCTGCAATCCAGCTATTTGCTTTCCGGCAACTTCGATCCGCTCTCTGAGGGTGAAATAATCCCGTTGAGCGGCGTCAGCAAGTCCGGGGCTGGTTGCATCATCCATGCTGGCGGTGCCGGAGGTGGATTGGTCCGGGCAGGTGGCGTTGAGCTGCAACCTACGCTTGCCAGCAGTAACATCATGCTGAAGCTGATCAATAGTGGCTTTAGCATCAGCTAACTCCTGTGTGTATTTGGCATCCAGCGCCGCCACACTCTTCTGGCGTCTATGCATGTCATCAATGGTTTTCTGTCGGCTGTCAGCAAGGTTTTGAGCCGTTACAGCCAGGCCCTTTTGCTTATCAGCTGATGCCTTATAGCTGTTTGCTGACATCGCAAAGCCCATGCACAGGAACATCAAGCCAGCCACCAGAACAGCACGCCAGTTATCTACCAGCCAATCCCCGGCGAACGCCATCATACGAGTACCGATTTAGCCAGGTTATAACGCTTAGTACGGTCTTCAATACCGTTCTGCCCACCGTTGATGACTTTAGTGCATTTGATAATCGTACCAGCCCATTGAAGGCAACCTTTCGACACGAAGAACCATGCCGCCGATCGGGCTGCGTTCTGGTCCTGCTCTATCAACTCCGGGTTACTCACCAAATCCAGCTTGATGCCATTAGCCGTGGCGCGGTAGTTATCCAAGAACGTTGTCTGAATAAGCCCGCCACCGCGATACTTCCACCCATCGCCCGGCTGGTTATTGCCGAAGCGTTTCTGGTAGACCAGATTGGCAATCGCCCGCTGTCGTTCTAATGGCAGAGCATTCTCGCCGGGCTTACGTCCAAGCATTAAGGCCTGGTCTTTGGTAAGCCTTGCCGGCACGAACGTGGCAATCAACGCCTGAACGCTGTAGTTGAAGTTCTCGCGAGCGGCAGTGAACTCATTTGATTCATGCCCCAACTGCGCGATGAACATTGCTTTTTCCAGGGGGCTATTAATGCCAAACTCAGTCATTGCCGCATCAATATGTGGATACCAGCGCGCAGCTAATCCGGGGCTTATGCCAGCCGCCCGTTGAAATTGGTTTAGGTTCATTGTGGTCTCAATACGTGAAGTAGCTGAGCCACATTCCCCCGTGACCGGAAGACGGCAGCGCAGATGATGAGGTTAATAGCCACGGCGGCCCAGTGGGGCGAACCGTAACAATGGAAGAAAAACCGGAAAGGCACCGTCGCATATGACAGGACCAGCAGATATGCCAGCCAGGATGCCCACCAGTTATGTTTTGCTCCCGGCTTACGGAATGCCATTAACCGGACAACAATCGCAGTGCACGTAATTACGTTTGCGATCAGTAGCGGATCACTTATTGCCATTGGTTCCCCCTCTCCATCGCTGTAGCCAGGTGGTGGGGTCTTGCTCAAGGAAGAAGGTTAGAGTCTTGATGGCCACAGCTGAGATGATTACTGCCCCCAGAGAATCAAGCGGCTTATCACTGTAGCCCGACCATAACGACAACTTTGAGCCAACCAACCCGGCACCGTAGATGCCAACGAAGTATGAAACGAGAAAATAGGCTGCACGCCGTATCAGAGTAAGGTCAGCAGCAGTAGCAACGTAGAAAACTGCACCGGCGAACGCTCCGAATACGACACCATAATCAGTGCCAGTAAACAGACCAAAGATGCTCGCCCCCGTTAACCCGGCCGCCGTAACAACTACTCCTCCCGATAGCGGATCGGACATTTCGCCCCCCTTATGCTGTAGCGTCCTCTCAACAATTGAGGGGCATAAAAAAGCCCCGGCATTTGCCGAGGCTGAATATTTGAATGATAAGTTGTTGTCGTTGTGACCACTCTTATCACATTACAACAAGAAATGCGGACCGCATGAAGTTAGATTGTTATGCAGCAACCAACTATATCTTTAAACACACACTTTCTGCTTATATTGCTTGAAAAGTTTCCTGTGAGCCTCATTTCATCTTTAGTCAACACCACATCATCATTATGAGTGCTAAATTTCATTTCTAAAATTGTTAAAGGGAATAATAAATCATCATCTCTAAACATTTCCGCATCATATAGTTTACGGAAATCAGCCATGCTGTTTATCTCTTTGAATTTGAAGTTGAAAACATCTTTATTCAAATATTTTATGTCCAATGACTTTCCTGAAGGTGGGCATTCAACCTCTAACTCTTCCCCTGATGACTCCCAAGTATTATCACTCATTACTTTTCGTAGCTCGCCTTTTGAATTATAAAGACTCACATTCATCGTCAGATTATTATTTTTATCTCTACCTATAGAAATGAGGTCATTCCCTTTAAAGTTAAGTATTCTCTTCGGATTAATGAAGAAATTGCTTCCGGCCACCAACAATAAAGAATTCCTTAACCATAAAAACTTTCCAGACGCTGATTTAGTATTTTCCTTCCCTTCCTTTTTTAATCTATGTAGATCGGCTTTAGAAAAAGCGCCATGATCAGCATTTGCATGATGAGTAGGGCATAGAGCTATCATTCCCTTAGCATCATGATGATTTCTTTCAGCATATGGCGGATCGAAGTGATGCCATTCTAAGAAAGGTAGTCCACAGCCTTCTACAGGGCAACCAAAACCAACCTCTCTGCTTAACTCCCTAACAACCTTCCTAGGAGGCCTTCTATTCATATACAACACCTTTTTTTTATTTTATTTACTGTTATTATTGAGCATGGCCAAGCATCCTTCGATGAATCCTTCAGCCATTTTCAACTTAACTCTTATTAGTTTTTCATCACAACCTAAATTCTTAGCAAGATTTCTCTTGGAAACCCCCCTGACATAATAGTTTAATATTAAATCATATTCATCTGGCTTCTTTTTCTTTAACTTTGCTATGCACGAATCAATAATTAGACCTTCATCATCGCTGCAACTAAGTGGAGAAGGTCCTTGAGGCAACAATGAGCTAAATCCAGCAGCGATTGATGGATACTCAGTCCCATAACGTTGCTTCGACCAAGCTCCCCATAATTCTAAAGCCATTTGAATATCACGCATTTTTGTCTCCGCTATTTCTTGCCCGTGGCGATAACGCCCAGTGACAGGGCTCTGTCGAGCGTTCGCAGAAGCATTTCTGGCTGAGTGCCGTACTTTGCTTCAAACGACCGCATGTCCGCATGAAGTTCATCGTGATGCGCTCTGCATAGCGGTATCACGAATAAGTCATGCGCTTTGGTTCCCGTTCCACCCTGGCCGTAACCAATCAGGTGATGTGGATCATCAGCCGGCTTGCCACAACAAAGACAAGGCTGAGCTTTTGCCCACCGGGTATACTTTTCGTTGGTCCAGCGCCGACGCTTGGGCCTCAACAGGAATGTTTCTGGTGTCTCCGGATCAATGGCCATCTCCAATACCTGCTTAGCCTGCTCCTCCAGGATGCTTGTTGCCGTTCTGGAAGGGGCAATCTCGGACTCACGCATTACGCCAGTTGCTATCTTTTCTGCACGCATCTTCAAAACCCGGCGTGCTGCCGGCTCAGGCATCAAATCGATAACATTTTTGGTAGCAGCCCACCAGCAGAGTTCTGGCAGCGTCAGCTGATGCCCCTCTGGCAGATGAAAAGCCACCAGCGCTGACTGAATAACCCACTTAGCAGCGTTGACCTGAGATATAGCCAGGAGCTTTGGTAGCGAAGCCATCTCACGGAGTTCATTATCGTGATGCCAGCACAACCTTACCGCGCCCTCTTCCGTTCTCAAGATGGCGTGATCTGTAGAGTGCCAGTCTCCGTGCCACTGACAGCCGTTAGTCTCTCTGAGATGATTCTCCAGCGCATCAATCCCGCCGGCGGCATTTATCACCCTCTGATGTGTGAAGAACGACAATATAGCCGGATCGTCCAGTAGCGGCTGGCCTACATCAGCAACGGCACCGGACGCATGGCTCTGCATGTATTCTGGTTCGCTGCTGATTAGGATTCGCCGCTGGTGAAACAAAGGCATCAGCTCCCGGCCTGGCTTCAACAACACCACGCCGAGATCGGACTGTACGCAGGGCTTGAGTAAAGCTCGCATCAATACCCCTTATGCAGCGCTGGAGCTGACCATTAAACGGATAAGCTCTTGTGCCTTCGTATTGTAGAAGTGAGGCTGCGTCTCTCTTGGGTTGTTTGGACTGGTAATGTTCTTCCCGAACGCCAGCCCTTTACTGGTAATGGACCAGAACAGCTTCACTCCGTCGCATGCTCTTGATGAATTGCTTGGCCGCGACATGCGCTCAACAATCCCAATCTCTTTTAAGCGTTGGAATGCATCAGCTGTGGGCAATTTAATGCCATGTTTCATCAGCAGTGTGGTCAGAGCCATTGTCGGACGACTCGATCCATCTACCGAATCGGATGGTGCGTCGATAGCGTATGAGGGCATCATGTTCGGCAGACCAGCGAATTCCTGAAGCTTTTGGTATGCGCCCAGCTTTGAAGAGTTTGAGAAGTTGAGCATACGTGATGCAGACTCAAGGAGGATTACACCTGCCTGCACCTGGTCAGAACGCTGGCTAATTTGTTTCCCGGTCACCACTGCGTCAAAGGTTCGGATGACCTTCAGATTGAATACCGCACTGATCCACATGGCATACGCATACACCAGCTCTTTGCTGACGTAGGTTCCCTGATTGGGTCCACCACGAATCGACTCCACCGACCCGATGCTCAAATCTGAGCAACGGTCGATTTCTGCACACAGCATCTTGATGTTCTCCTGACGGAAGAAGTTCGCCGGCTTATGCCGATCCTCTCCACCAGCAGCACGGTGTAAATCATTCAGGCAATAGCGCCCTGAGTTATCCTGGCGTACAGAAACGCCATCAATTACGAGTAACTGATTCATACTTGTCTCCGCTTATTGTGGTTACGCTCGCCTGCATGCAAAACGTAACGAAGTTACTGTATAAATATACATCCCTGGCCTTATTCGGACAACGTGACATCGTTGTTTTTACGATGAAATTCATTGATCGTCACCTCCGCCTTACCGTGACATGTCACATCACCCCATTCTACGAACATCCGCTTTATCTGGCTGTCATCAGCCCATACTCCGGCATATGTCAGGCTGTCGAATAAGGCTTTCAGAAAGTTGTCTAAATCACGCTTAGCGCGGGTCGGTGGGTACAGGATGACGTGGATATCAATTTCATGGGTGATTGGCTGTGGGCGGCGTTTAAGCAGCTCTAAGATTGAGGGAATTGCATCGACACGGTAAGCACAAATTCTCGCGCTGACTATCCTATTCATGAATGTGGAATGGAATTAAATCTTTATGAGGATCTTAATTTGAATATTGAGTAGCATTTCCATATAAAGTAAGAAGATTCCCATAAAGTTAATCTATGATCTGGACTGAAAACCTAGAAATAATTTGAGCATTAGGTCTTATCTTGATAACAATAACTCACAAACTGTGGTTTATTGTCGGTTCTATAGTACTTCAACTTCCCATCTTCGGAATTGAGCAGCAGTTGAAACGACATCGCAGGGAAACCGTGGAAGACCACCGTCAGTGCAAGCATGCGGGCCGAAGTTCCTTTCTATTTATTAATCAAAATCACTCGTTCCGAGGCGATGACCTGACTCATCAACCACCGTTGTGAGAGTTCGGATTTAATAGCACTTACCGTCTCTGGAGGAACATCCATTTTCGTATTGTCGTATAGGATGCTATACACACGATCACGCAATACCTTGGCATCAACAGACTGAATTTGCCCGTTTAAGCTCAACGCGCAATGCAATCGGACAGGAAGACCGAAATCGAGTGACTTGTCAGTCTTGATTGCAGCGACAGTGAAGTCAATTTTTAGTACATCATCGTTAGCCTGCATCTGGGTAGCTACATGATGCCAGCGATTATTTTGTATCTGAGGAATAACAATTAATGGATCAGGTTGACTGCTCAATCGCACAATCACAGGCGTAAGTATCGTTGTGTCTGCAATCATCTGCACAGGAAGCGCTCGGGCCTCTGGCTGCGGTGCCGCCGCATTCCTTCTCCAGATCTTCAATAGTGGTGGGTGCATCGCCGGTTTATCATTTTCTACCCGGTTCAGGTCAGTCTCTGTCCAAGCTAGGCTGACCAGCACGCTATTGCCTGCATTATCTGTACGTACCATCGAAAGGGGTTCATCTGTCTCTTTTACATTAAGAGTAAAACGCTGCAATTCATCGGCATGATTATTTCCAAGGCGTTGACGAGCGACGGTAAGATAATCTGTATAATTTTCACCGCTATCATCATCACCAAATGTCCCATCCTTATTGATTGGTGCGCCGCGAGCAAATACCCACGCCCAGCGGGCCTCTCCGGTGGTATCTTTTTCCAACAACATATCGTGAGATAAGAAACGGTACTGATTACGTATACCCTTCATCGGGCCGTTGAGTGGATAATCTGTCATTGTGCGTTGATCAGGTTTCAGTAGCTCTTTTTGGACTATTTTGACCGTGGTGACCTCCTTTGTGTCGCCCGTAGTTCCACGATGTGTAAGCGAAACTATTACTGGCTTCCCTTCTATGACTGCAAACTTTTTTATAGAAGCATCAGTGTCATCGCTGCAGTCACCGGGACAAGGAGTGAGCGCCAATTGCGGGGAACCGGTGTTCGATAACCAACCAAGGCGGATAAGTTTTAAACTGCTATCATTAGCCCCGTCCCGAGTGAGGGAAACCAGCATGCCGAGCGTCGCAAGTGTATTATTTTCAATGCCAGCCGTGCCAGTCAACACTGGTGGCGTGGCAAGTCTGGCCTCCGGGACTGGAGCATTTGCTATAGCTCTAAGCCTGCTATTGCCAAGTGCTGTTACCCCCACCAGATTACGTTTGAATAGAAAAGCGCGTACACCGTAGTCGGCATTTGCATCACTGACTAGGTTTTGAGGTATTGCTCGAGCGACAACATAGTCGTTAGCTCTGGCAGGCATAGAGTCGTATTCAAAATAGGTAGATCGGGTACGGTCGTGAAACGAACCTGCGCCCTTTAATGAAACTCCAAGTAGTACCGCTTTGGCCTCTTCCTCACAAGATTGATAAATCGTCCGAACGTCAGTAAGCGTATCAACTCGCCGCACCTGAAACTGTCGGCACAAGCGAAACGCCGATTGCTGGAGTTGAGAATCGCATTCCGCTTGGGTATATCCATAGGTAGCAAAGCCGTGGCGATAGCAAAGATCGTGCATCACACAGGCTTGGCGAAAACGAAGCGAGATGCTTGAGCCGCCGAGATTATGTTTAAAAGCTATTCTTTCAGCAAGTGGAGGTATGGAACAGTTTAATCCTGCCGCTTGCCCACCAAGAATAGCTTCCGTTGCTGAAGAAGATGGATAGGAGGTAAATGTAGTCGGGGCTTCGGTCTCTTCTGGTTGAGCCAAGTCGGGGTAAATTTTTTCCGCTATGCCGCCTACAATTGAATGACATGCGACTCCCAAAATCACCGGGATAATCATCACACAAAGCAACATTATTGCTTTACACCGCTTGTAATATTTCGCTGACCAGTTCATTTTCACAGGCATAGCATTTCCTGATTACTGGATGTAATAGTGGAAAAAACGTGATTAAACGAAACGGCATTAGTAATTATCGTAGTTTAATTTGTGAAAATGAGAGAAGGAAAATAATTACTGTCACTATTCAGCTATTGGTAAAGGAAACCTCATCCCTGAAAAAAGGGCCGATATTTACTTTTCCCTGAATCCTCCACAGGGTTATGGCAGGAACTAAAATGTATTAACTCTGAAGACATCAGTAAGCATGCGAACGCATATATATTAAGTAGAAATAAACAGGTATCGCACCCTTATCACGAACTTCTTCAACATGCGTCACGGTGTACCACATCACCAGAACAGAGTTATCTTCAGCAAGCTCCCACACGGGGAGCCTCTTCAGTTCGGTCAGGTTCATGGTGTTGTAATGGCCATCGGCGGCGCCGCGGCTAATGGTGTTGCCATACTGCCAGGGTGGATCGGCGTAGATAAGCCCGTATTTCATTGAGCCACCCCCGCCAGTTCGCCAATCGCCTGCTTCACCGCCGCCCGTAAGGTGCGGATATTCGTCCAGCTGGCGCTCAGGGTGCAATTCAGTAACTTCAGGAATTCAGAGGCTGATTTGACGTCGCTCTGATTCTCCCGGTACACGGTGCTGAAGCGCTGGAACATCTCTTCCTGAACGGCTTCATCCTGATAGTTCTGATTCACCCACTCGCGCAGTTCGCTTGTGTCGCCATAGCTGTTGATGTAACTGACAGCCTTGCGGATCGTCTCCTGTGGAATGACTACAGCCTCTGGATTCTCAACAGAGTCAGCTGCCCATGTGTGCGCATACTTCGACTGGCTGAAGGTGAAGGCATCGATATCTCCGAACGCCGCAGCCGCACATGCCCAGGTGGGCACACCACTCTGAGAGATGATTTCTGCTTTGGTCAGCGGCAATGGGTTTTCAGTCACAGTGTCATCAGTACCGGCTTCAGGCGCATCACCCTTAACCCCTTTACGGTACTCAGTCAGGATGGCGGTGATTTCAGCCATCAGTTCTTCACGTACCACCAGCGACTTGCAACCGCCTGACATCATCCCTACCTCGGCATCCACCAGCAGTTCGACAAGGCGGCGTGCTTTGATGGCGCTGAACTGTGGCATGGCTGCGGCTTTGGTCAGTTTCTTCTTGCCGGCGGCTTTGGCCTTCGCCAGCCCCTGCGTTGCAACAGTACCCGCCTTGGTACCGAATTCACGGGACATCGATACTGCTGTGGTTGCGGCCAGTTCTCCGGCACGAACCATCCCGATCAGCTCGTCACCGCAATCCAGTAACTGAATATGGTGCTCAACGTCAGCAACTGAGCGTTTAACTTTTTTGGCAATCTCGGCTTCAGTCCAGCCCTGATTGAGAAGACGCTGGTATGCGGCGGCGCGTTCAAGCGGTAACAGCGCGCGCCCCTGAGAACTGGTGACCATCAGTGCAATGCGATCGCCCTCTGATCCTCTGGCGTCTTTGCATTCCAGACGGGCAACTTCATGACCCGCTTCACTTGCCATCAACGCGCCGTAATAGCGATGGTGACCATCAATGATTTTCAGACCCTGCTCGGTGACCTGGACAATCAGTGCCGGGACTTCTTCGCCCTGAATGAACGCATCACGGAATTCTTCAACGTGCTGCTGATCAATCTCACGAACGTTGTAGCCAGGCTCGACGTAAAACTCTTTCAGCCCTGCGAAATAGGTTTTGCGTGGGACGATATCGGTTTCTGAATCGTCGCGGTTCTTGTGTACTACTGAAAGTGAAGTCATTTGCTTACCATCTCCATAACCAGAGCCAAAAAGAGCAGAGCAATTAATACGCTTGCGATGCGAATGCTGTGATAAAAAATTTCATGCCGGTTGAGGTGCGCCCGTAGTCTGCTTTTCATCAGTCCCTCCACAGGTCAATGGCCGGAACGGACACAGAATTAACGCTGGAGACATCAGTTAGAATGCCAACGCATCCATGGCTTATGCAGTACTCCCGGCGTGTCGCGGCCTTGTCGCGGGCCTCTTCGTTGATGGTTGAATCCATCGCCTGAAGCCATTCACGGGCAGCACGTCGCCATAACCCACGCTTCTCCAGTTCAACAGCCTTCGCACGGTGCGTTTCATACTTAGGTCCGAGGCATGCCCGATCGGATTCCAGCGGTAAGCGGTAGAAAAATGGATGAGCCTTACGCGCATAGCGGGTCACAACTTCTTGGGTGTAAAGCTCGGTCATCAGCGGCTGGATCAGGCGGCGTGGTATACCTGCACCATTGGCGATCTGCGTTGAAGTGCAGCCAGGGTTTTTTCGGACAAACTCGACAGCCAGTTCACGAATATTCATGCTGCGTTACTCCCCGATGTGCGCTGTGCGCAGTCTTTCCAGATGCTGTTCCAGCGGCTCACTGCGAAGCTGGCATTCATCGAACGAACGTTTGCCCTGCTGGCTTCAGCCTTGACCATTTCTTCCAGCTGGCTTGGATTTCTAAGAGGTTTTCCGCTGCCAATGAAGCGACGGTAGGCTGCGTCACGATCGGTGTGGTCTTCACGCTTGTTGCCGATGGTTTCGCCGTTCTCCCTGACCCACTCCCCGTTTACGCACTTTGGTCGGCCTGCTTTTAGCCAGCCGTTAGCGCCGCTGAGATACCCCTGAAACTTCGTTGGCTGGAACATCGTCGTGGGGCGAAGGTATTCAGCCATCTTCATGTCATTGGCCCACTTGGCATTCAGGTAATCAGTCGTCAGGATCAGCTCGTCAGTGGTAAACCCTTCACCCAGACGAGCCCGGATGTTCTCCATCGAAGACTTGCTCACCTGGTATCGCTGTCCGGTAACCCGGTTGAGGTGGGTTAATACCTGCTTAGCCATGTCAGTCAGAACCACTTCAGGGTCGGTCTGCGCAGCAGGCTGACAAGAAGTCTTTTTATCTGATGGTTCTTGTTTTGAATTTACTAACGGATCGCCCCCAGATTTCAGAGGGTCAAAACCGTTTTCACGCTGGGATTTCGACGGGTCAGATTTTGATGCCTCAAATTTTGATGCGTCAGATTCTGAGGTGTCAGATTCTGGCGGGTGAACTTTAGAGGCAGCAGCACGCAGTTTTGAAACGTTCAGCTGATAAACATTCGATGCGTTCCGGTTGCCCTGGCGGCGCTGACGGCGGCTCAACCATCCATCCTTCACCAGCTTGCCGATCGCGTTGCGCACGGTGCTTTCGCCAGCTCCAATCTGACGCGCAATAGTTGCCACGCTTGGCCAGCACACGCCTTCGTCATTACACCAGTCAGCCAGTCGAGCCATGATCACCACCTCCGACAACTTCATGCCAGACAAAGCGCAGCCGTCCCAAACGAATGCGGATAACTTAACGCTCATATAACCCTCGTGAATTTCTTGATGAAGAGTTCCAGAGGCTGCATGCACTCATACGGATACCCTTCACGGAGGTAGATGACTTGCTGGTTGATTCGATCCCAGCGGATAACAGTGACCAGAACGCCGCGATGGTCCCGGTATTTCCTTTTGAGGTTTTGGCTGTCTTCATCCACGCAGCCCTCCATCTGATGCCAGTTCGTTGACCTGCTGCCAGACCTTCATGATTTCTACCCGTGACTCTTCTGCCTGGTAGTTGCTGTTCACCGCTTCGCCAGTTAATCTGGACTCATAGCAATACGGCACCGGTGATTTACCACCCGGCAATGGCTTACAACGCATTTGCGGTATGCCAGCTTTTTTAAGTAAACTGTTCATGTGCTTGTGTCTCCGCTAAAAGTGACTTAAGTGCGACGATGCCCGGGAGCTGCAATCTCCTGGGCATCAACTTTTCTACCAACCATCAAATCTGCTGCATCGGCCTGCATACCGTGCAACGCTGCCCAGGTCAGTACACCCTGCATGGTGTAGCGAATGGACTTCATAACGCTCTGTGTTACTGATTTCAGTTCGTGATACTCAACCACCCCATCCTCTTCAGCATCCAGCTTGCCCTGTGCCGCTAAACCTCTGGCAGCATCTGCGCGCATCTGCAAAGTAAACAGGTCCACGTTATCCACCAGCTCAGGATTCGGGTTATCAACCACCAGCATCCCAAACTGAGCAGCAAAGTAGTCAGCCAGGAACGGATGGCCAACCACGTGCTGCATGAACGCCAGCTGGTCCATATCGAAGAACCGGGTGCCGTTTTTCATGTGCAGGCGGTTGTTAAACTCGCCATATTTCAATCCCATGAATTCAGCAATCTCTCTGTTCGTGCCTTCGTACTGCTTACATGCCTGAATCACAATCTGCTGTAATTCCACCATTTGCCTTTACCTTTGGTAGTAAAACTTATGCTCCAGCCGCGTTAAGCTGCTGTCTGTTCTGGTTTTCCATCATTTGCATTTGGATATATGTCGGGGCGAAGCTCATGAGGTGAAACAACCCATTCACCTAATGAACAAAGCTGGATGACGCGATCAGCTGGCACCTGGTCATTGATGATCCAGTTGGCTACAGATTGGACGGATTTAAATTCGAAGTGACGTGAAACAGCCGATAGCGAACCAACAGCAAATACGGCTTTCTCCGTGATGTTTTTGTGCTTGGTAGTCATTTTAATCTCCTGGGAAAGTTCACCAAGAGATGATGCTACCAAAAGTAGTATAAATCAACTACTGAAAATAGAAATGACTATGTTTGAGGTGAGTTGTAATCTTCTACCTATGGTAGAAGACAAATCAAAATATACAGAATTCGCTAACCGACTGAATGCCTTGCTTAAAGATAAGGAAATCACAGTTCGCGACCTCTCAAATTTAAGCGGTGTCACTTATGAGATGGCGCGGCGGTATACTCTCGGCACAGCAAAGCCTCGGGATGAAAAAATGCTTAAAATCGCCGAGCGGCTTGGTGTGTCTCCGGCTTTCTTAGATTATGGAATCGGTGATTCTGGCTATGCTGTCCTTGCTAAACCAGTAGTTACGCTCAGGCAACTTGAAGTGTATGCATCGGCTGGAAACGGTTTTATAAACCCTGAGTTCCCAGCACTTATCAGCGCAATAGAAATTCCTGAAGACAGAATTTATGAGCTATTTGGAAGATCGTCCCTTGATGGCGTTAAGCTCATAAACGTGGATGGCGATAGCATGATGCCTACGCTATCACCAAGAGACTTGCTGTTCATTGACACAAAAGTGGATCACTTCAATGGTGATGGAATCTACGTTTTCAATTTTGAAGATTCTACTTTTGTTAAGAGATTACAGAAGGTAAAGGGAAGAAAGTTGAGTGTTTTATCTGACAACCCAAAATATCCTCCTTTTGAAATAGAACATCATGAGATGAACGATATCTTCATTTTTGGTAAGTTAATTAAGCAATTACCATTCAAGTTTAACGATTACGCCTAAATCCCCGTCCCTCAAATGAACCGGCATTGCCGGTTTTTTTTCGCCCATAAATCAACTACAAAGCCTTAACACCTTGGCGTCATCAAAAATATCTACTTTTTGTAGTTGATTTTATCTACTTAAAGTAGCAATATCATTCCAAGCAATACAAATACTGTGTGTAGTGATGATTCGCTCAAATAGGCACAGCAGCTTTTGAGGATATCAGAATGACAGTAGATAAACGCATCGAGCTGAAAGGTATCTGGACTCCTCTTTACAGCAAATGCCCATGCTGCGGGTTTGATTTAAATAAGGCCTCGGATGCCCTTATACAGCAAATAAAATCCGATGAGACAAAGCAAGGTGCCGGTAAGGCTAAATTTCCTGTTAAAGCCTGTTCCAAGGTACTGGCGATTCCAGACTTCCTGAACAACTGTGTAGCGCGGGTGGTTCTTCCATTCACCAAGACCAAGAAAAACGCCACCAAGAGAAATAAGTAATGTCGGTTTGGTTGGGAGGTTAGGAAGTAATCCCGCTCCTGAGGCAAGAAAAATGGCTGTACAAACTGAAATTAGGACCATGTACCAAGCGTCTAACTTCAGTTTATTAACTGGGTTTTCCATAGGTTTCAATTTCTTGGTTGTGTGAGAACTCCAAGATACCACCGCCGCCTGAGGTGGAAAAGTTAGTCAGGCACTGATCTTAATGCTGTGTGTAGTCTTGGCGGGTATCCGGTTACCTCCTCACCAGGGAATTTATAACCCGGTTTACCCGCACTTTTTTCACATCAGGCAAGGGCATTTGCAAGGCGGGTCTTTGTTGAACGCTTTGAGACGCTAAGCGAACGCCCTTGCCGATGTGGGATATCCGGTGATAGTCAGGTCGATCCACCTGATGCAGGTTCAACTCCTGACACCACCTCACTCAGCGGAGACAGGCTGTGGATTAATGCAGTGATCCACCAGCCAATTAAATACACCAAGGCCTTCTGAATTATTGCCAATCTGGCAAGGGATTCGTGCAGCCTGAATTTGATAGGTACACACATGGCAGAAGTAGCAGAATTAACCACGTCAGAGCTGGTTTCCGAAGCTGTTGGTAAAGCAAAAGAGCTGGATAAATCCTTACCGGATATCTCCTGCCTGCTGCGTGCTCTGGCCGTTCGCCTCGATATTCGTCAGGCACTCGTTAAAGCCTCCCCGGTTTCACAGGTAGAGCGCTTCCAGCCTGACTACATGATGCAGATGAACCACATGATGGCCTATATGCGGTCATGTCCTAATGGGCAGTATGTGAAGTTTGACTTGCTGGCAACCTACATCGAGCAGAACGCCCACTTGAAGATGGTCCAGACCACCCTTTCGATTGCGCTCGATCTTCCTGGCGAAAAGTCTTTTGCCAGTGAAGTGATCAACCGAGTGCTGAACGGCCCCACTCCGGGCATGGAGGGGTTCCCATGCAGACGCCAACCGATGCCATCACAGTTGGATTCATAACCTTCAGCTACTGCCACCAGCAAGCCGGCTGGTTGTGTGCCGAGTATGGGCTGGTCTCAACCCCCCTCAAAGCCCAGAACCTCGCTGAAAAGCTGAACCAGCATCTTCATGCTCAGTATGGGAGCCAAATTTATGTCCACTAAAGCACCGCGTCATGTCAGGCGTCTTCAAATGGGATGCTGCGTACCTGTGAAGCTACATAATCGCGGGTATATGCACCTCATCAAATTCAATATGGGTGACTATTACGGCAGTGTCAGCCGTAAAGCTTTCGCATCTATATCGCAGGGAGAAGACCATGTCTGAGCGCCATATTCTTGATATGTGCTGCGGCTCGCGCATGTTCTGGTTGAATAAAACGGACCCTCGCACCGTGTTCTCTGATTCTCGTATTGAGACCCACACTCTTTGTGATGGCAGGACATTGCACATTGCGCCGGACATCATCGCTGATTTCCGCGCCCTACCTTTTCCAAATGAATCGTTTTCTCAGGTGGTATTCGATCCTCCGCACCTTGTACGGGTTGGAGATAGCGCTTGGATGGGAAAAAAATATGGCCGGCTAAACAAAGAGACTTGGCAGGAAGACATCCGCTCTGGATTTGCTGAGGGGTTTAGAGTCCTGCGGCCACAGGGAACTTTAATATTCAAATGGAATGAGACTCAGATACCTGCAAGCCAAATTATCGCCCTGACAGATCAGATTCCTACTATTTGGCAACGTACCGGCAAAGCGGACAAAACCCACTGGATTTTGTTTCTCAAGGAGTCCATATGACCCAGCCTAATTACGATAAAATAAACCTTTGAGTGAACAGCCTTGGCTGTTCAGTTCCGGACAGAAGCGTTCGGGAGGTGAGTGATGCCTTTGCCATTACAGAACCGGATCTTCAACCTCTTCGATCAGGTCAGCGGTCTGGTTCTTGACGTTACCGACCGTTTTAGCCACAGGATGCCAGGTAAATTCATCAGCCGGCACGGACTCATCCTTGGCTATCTCGCTGGCCCTTTCGCTACTGGTTTCAGGGTCGAGCCATTCCATGATGGATTCAGGCTCAATAACCAGCGGCCTGCGGTCGTGAATGTCCACCAGCCCTTTATCGCTTTCGGCTGTGACAATGACAAAGCCTTCGTTGTCGTTCTCCTTGTCGTATGGCGCTTTACCAATGGCGGCGAAGAAGATGGGTTTACCGGATTCATGGTAGATGAAATATGGCTGTTTCTTGCTACCGTCACGCTTCCATTCGTACCAGCCATCAGCCATGACGATCGCGCGGCCGTGGTTCCACAACGGTTTGAACATCCTGCCTGTTGCGGCCGTTTCAACTCTGGCGTTAATGAGTGGGGCTTTATCCCACCATTCGGGCCCGTAGCCCCAATGAACGGGGTCAAGATGCAACTTGTCATCGCGCTGGTTGAGAAGCAAAACGCGTGTGCCTGGAGCGACGTTATACCTGCCGATCGGCTCATGGTCATGGGCAATCTGCCGCTCAACCTCGTCGGCAAACTCCTTCAGATATTCTTCGCGTGTTCTGTACTGAGTGAAGCGTCCGCACATAGTCGTACCCCCTCATCTGAGCTTAGCAGCTCAAAGGGAGTCGCATATGAGTAAGTCGGCAGCAGAACGTAAAGCAGCACAGCGACAACGCCAGGCAGAGAAAGGTTTAGGGAAGCTGGAGCTGACTCTGGATCAGCAAGAGTTAGAGATGCTCCGGCAGAACTGCGCGACACGTCGCCCTTTCAGGGAGCCTTACGATATGAATGAGTATATCGCCCTGCTCATTCGCAAAGACAATGCAGAGCTTAAGAGCGTTCTGGCTTAGCTAAAGCAGAAGAGTTGCGGTAAGTGCGGGGATGCGCTGCCGGGTGATCCAGATGGATGTTATTTTTACAAGATAGGCGATTCAGCGTGCTGGCAAACTTTTGGCTGGCATGACATCAAAATCAAGCTGTGACATGTCACAGCACCATTAAGCCCGATGCAGCGGGAAAGCGGAGATTAAAATGAGCACTGACTATATGACTGAGCAGGAAGTGATGGCTGAGATCGGTAAAGCACGCACGGCATTATGGCGTTTACGTAAGAAACATGGCTTCCCATTGCCTGTTCTGACCCACCCGGCGAGATACAGTCGCAAGGCAGTTTTTAAATGGATTGAAGATGGCGGGGTTAACCGAGCTGTTTAACGTGCCAGAAGACTTTATCAGCGTAAAGCTCATAGGCTTTACGTTGCTCTTCCAGCCAATCATGCTTGTTATAAACAGCCATCACACCACCAAGTTCATGCCCCAGCATCTTTTCGGTGACATGGGGCATTACCCCCTCTCCAGATAAATTTGTAACCAGAGAGCGCCGGAAATCATGCGTGCGCCATTCAGGTATATCAATCTTGTTTCTGAGATTTTTCATGTACAAATTAGATGACGATCGGTCTATTGCCTTATCCAAATCTTGACCGGGGAACATCACTGGATTCCTCATAGAGATCAGGCGCTCGACGTAAGGCTGTATTTGTTCAAATATCGGACGACGAATAACATTTCCCATTTTCGAGTGTGCTGTTGGAGTGGTCCATATTAAATCATCCATATTGAACTCTGCATGCGTCGATAGCCGCAGTTCAGAGAGCCTTGCACCCCAAAGTAACAACATTTGATGAAGTAACTTGTTGGAGGAAAATACTTTGTTATTTTCCAAAGCTAACCAGACCTTTGCCAGCTCTGTGTAAGTTAAAACCCGAACACCTACATCAGGCTTTTTGCCGATATTTTTCACGCTTAACTTCAAAACTTCACAGGATGTGATCAGTTGCCGGCTGATACACCAGTTCATCACTGAACGCAGCTGGAGCAGCAACACTCTGGCCTTTTTTTTATTGTTCTTTTCCTGCTTATCGAAGAATTGCACCCAAAGCGAAACGGGAATGCTGGCTACGGGCACATCCCGAAATTCCGTGTACATGGTGTTGTACACGACCGATTTGTAGAGAATACGAGTGTTCTCTTTAAGGCCGGTCACATACTTATCCCACCACGCGTTAAGGCACTCAAGGAGAGTTAACTCTCCAGAGCTGCTGGCAAAATAGGTTTTTGGGTTAATGCCCTTAGTGTACAATGCGCGCATCTCGCCCACGGCAATGCGGGCATCCTTCAGGGTAGTGGAAGGATAGCGTCCTACAGTGACTCGCGTAGGAGTTCCATTCCATCTGTAACGATGCTGGAATGTTACTGTTCCTGCAGGAGTGATGCGAACGCTTAAGCCGTCACCATCAGTGACTTCAGCGGGGCCTGAGTAGGGTTTACCGTTGATGCTGCGAAGTTTCGTATCACTGAGAGCCACTTTTAGTATCCTGTACACATTGCTTAAATCTATTCTGTACTCAATGTGTACGCAATGGCAAGTGAACGAAGCGATATCAAGGAAGGAACATCAAGACCAGAGGGAAACGATAGGAAACGCAAAGCTTGAAAAAACTTGTTAAAACACGGTAAGATAGAAACATAGACGAACGATTTAAAACGCAGTCGCTCTACGTCTCCTTAGTTAAATGGATATAACGAGCCCCTCCTAAGGGCTAGTTGCAGGTTCGATTCCTGCAGGGGACACCATCTGACCGTTCGCTCCCTCCGTTTTAGTTCGCAAATCTCAAGTCAATCAACCTCCCCTTAAATCATATTACGCATTGTTTTTTGGCCGTTTACTTGAGCGGAAAAGAGGCAGGCGGTGAAATTTCATTATTAATTTTTATGCCTCTTTAGCATGTTATGCAGCGCCAGAAAAATCAGACCAACACCTATCAGTATCAGGAACGTATATCCAAGTGAATGGAATAACCCTATTCCTGCAATCCCGCCGGCCAGAAATGACAGCAAGGTGAATGAGTGCAGCCTGAGTCTTTCAAGATAAAGCGGAGCGTCATTAGGTGATTCCTTTCGCCTGAGCACATCGAAGAGCAAGGCCAGCTCTATACCGATATCCGTAGATGTGCCTGATACATGCGTTGTTCTTACACGCGCGTTAGATATTCGCGTCACGACAGCATTTTGTAAGCCCATTAAAAAGCTCAGGCTTAAGATAAGTAACACGCCGTGGGAAACTGGCGTGAGATAACTCTCAACAATACCGAGCACGACAAGCCCGACACCCTCTATAAAAATATTAATGGCGTACACCGTACGCATTTTCTTCCTGCGACCTGAATTAATAATAATTGTCGAGAATGCAGAACCGGCAATGAAAATGCTGACAATCGACAGAAAGAAAATAGCTGGCGCCAGGTTTGCCTTGGCCAGATGATCTGACAGTGAAGAGACGTTTCCAGTCATGTTGGCAGAGAAAAAACCGACAGCTTCAAATGCTGCGGTGTTCAGGGCTCCGGCAACGGCGGCGAGTGTACAAGCGAGTTGTGTATCTGCAACATGACTTCGCGAATTCTCAGTGCTGATTAACATGAAACCTGCCGTGTTCACCTGGGGTAGACACATGATCCGCTCATTTTTCATCAGTGACAAGATGACCAGCCAGGGTATCTGCAGATGGCACCATTGCTTTAACCCCTTTCCCTCAGGTCTTACTCACCGTGTAGCTTTTAACCTTGCCGCCATCGAGTTGCACCGTTAGGGTTTTGCCTTCAGTGGTACTGCCGGCTTTCGCCTGGCTGTAGCTCCACATCATCAGCAGATGATTCTCCGGGTATGGTGTTTCCGTGGTCGGCTGGCCGAACAGCGAAATCAGATCCTGGCGGCTGG